GGTTCCTTCTCTACCCGATGGGATCAGGCGACCCGAACTCCGGCGGCTTCTATCCCCACCTTCCTCAGTACCTTACCTGGGACGCAAACTTAGGCGCCAATTTCGCCCAAATCGAGGAGATCAAGTCTCAGCTTATGGCTCTCGGCGAGATCTCGCCCGCTCTTCTCGGCGACACGAAGAACGGCCTGGCGGAGTCAGGATCAGCCCTCAAGCGCCTGGCGATCCCCACCCTGGCGAAGGTGGCGAGACTGAGGGCGAGGGTGAAGAGGCCCCTCCTCCATGCTCTTCGGTTATGCTCCGAGCTCGAGACCGTCTCCAGGTTCCCCGGCTCCAAGGAGCTGCAGAACCTCACCATCGAGTGGAGGAGCGCCCTTCCACCGGACCCACTCGAAGCCGCCGATATCGAGATGAAGAGGAAGACGGCGGGGCTCACTTCGACGAGGAGCGCCCTGGCGCGACTAGATCCTGACGCCTCCGATGAAGATTTGAACTGGGAACAGTCTAAAATATCTGAGGAGCATAGAGAGGCGAGCTACAATTTCGTCTAATTATGGAAGCGTAAAATCCTGTAGGTGTAAACGTTATGACCGAAGGGGAGAAGAAATTTACCCAGGAAGACCTTGACAAGATTGTGCAGGAGAGGCTGGCCCGAGAGAGGGCGAAGTTCTCCGACTACGATTTGATCAAGTCCGAGCTGGAGGCCACGAGGGCCGCTCACGCCGAGCTGAAGGCGGAAAATACGGACCTGAAGGCCGATCTGGCCGACAGGGACGGGAAGCTGAAAGACTCCGAGACTCGGGCCATGAAAGCCGAGATCGCAAAGAAGGCGGGCCTTCCTGAGGCTCTATCCTCCAGAATTCAGGGGGCTACACCCGAGGAGATGGTGGCCGACGCGAAGAGGCTCGCCGAGGCTATGGGGCCGGGGCCGAAGGTAGGGGAGGGGACAAACCCGCCAACGGGGGCAAAGAAGCCCTACACTCGGGCCGATGTCAAGAAGATGACGCCGGACGAGATCACTGCTAACTGGGATCAGATCTCGGCTCAGCTCAAAGATGGGAGTCTTTCGAGAGTGTGAGTAAAAACGCTAACGGGGGTTAGTGAACTATGAGCTTAACGAACTTCATAGGCGAGGTCTGGAGTGCCCAAATTCTCCAGAACCTCCAGAAGAGCCTGGTCTATGGCCAGGCAGGCGTAATCAACAGAGACTACCAGGGCGAGATCCAGGGCAAGGGCGACACGGTGAGGATCACCGCACACGGGCCCGTAACCATCGGCAACTACGATCCGGCAACCGGCCTCTCCGACCCTGAGGAGCTGGACGACGCCTCCACCACGCTGGAGATCGACCAGGCGAAGTATTTCAACTTCAGAATCGAGGACATCGACGCGGCCCAAATGAACGTGGCCCTGATGGAATCTGCCACCCGTGACGCGGCTTACCAGCTCGCCGAGGTCGCCGACGAGTACCTCGCCTCGGTCATGGCCGCTCAGGCGGGCCTGGCGGTCGGATCCGACGTGAGCCCCAAGACCTTCGACGGGTCCACAGACAGCGTAGCAGAGGAGCTTCTAGCCGTGAAAGTGGCCCTCGACGAGGGCAACGTCCCCGCTGCCGGTAGGTGGGTCGTGATGCCTCCCTGGCTGGTAGGCCAGCTCATTAAGGACGGCTGGGCGGCCTCCGTCGCATGGACGGGGACCGAGGGCATCATGCTCAATGGCGCGGTCTCCAAGCTCTTCGGCTTCGATATTTTACAGAGTAACAACGTGCCCAACACCACCGGGACCCTGTACAAGGTCATTGCCGGAACCTCGCGGGCTTGCACTTTTGCCGATTCTGTCAACGATACCGAGGCCTACAGACCTGAGAAATTCTTTGCGGATGCTCTGAGGGGCCTGCATTGCTACGGTGCAAAGGTCATTAATCCTGAATGCCTATGCGTTCTGACCTGTAACAAGAGCTGAGGAGGCTAAGAGATGACACGATCTGAGATACCCGTAAACGAGCTGGCCGGTGCATGGGCCGAGAGGGAGACCCCTGACGCGATCGATAAGGGGAACCACCACGTCATAGCAGCCGGCGCGAACTTCAAGAGGCTTCTAATCCTGGTGCATATCTCGGCGGGGACCGGAACCGCCGGCGACGTCACGGTGAAGGCCGGTACCGCATGGCCCGCATTCAGGTCTGCCCTCGGCGACCTGGCGACGGGCGCGGACCTGGTAGCCTCCGATGAGTACGTGATTGGCCCCATCGAGACGGCTCGATACCTCCAGAGTGACGGGACCATCCACCTGGACATCACCGATACCAGCAACACCGACATCGCCGGGACCATCGAGGCTTACGCGCTGCCTTAGGCGGCTCTATCCTCCTCTTTTTTGGGGTGGTCCTGGTGGACGAAGTAGAGGCGGTGAAGTGTCTCTTAGCGATCCGGTCGCCGGTGATAGGGGCTCTCACCAAATCTGGGTACTTTGCGGCGGCTATGAGGGCGACAGAGGACGATCCGAGCTACTACGTCACGCTGGCAACAGGCCAGCAGCTCAGGCACAAGCTGACCTCAAAAAACAGGCTCTTCGGCCCGTTCGTGCTGGAGGAGATACCGAGCCTTCGAGGTCGAAACTATTTCAAGGCTCATGGACTGAATCGACTGGCTGGCCAGATGACCGAGACGGATATAAATTATATCAAAAAGATTTTTGTAGATAACTGGCCTGTTCATGAAAAGAAGGCCGTCGAGCTCCTCACCAAATCGCCACTATGCTCACCAGCTAGGGCGAGGAGGATAGGCAGGACCGAGACGAACCGGGCGATCAACGGCTCCAAATTTGAGAATGAAGTTGAGAGACGGCTCTACAAATATAAAATCTGGGATTGCGTATCGGATGGATCGTCCAGGAAACTCCATAAGAAAAGGGACGGGGTGAAGGTCCGGTTAGATGAGGCTTTCCCGTTCGGGGGGCATCCTCATTTTCCTGGGGATGGTCCGGGGTACGAATCAATTAATTGTAGATGTGTCTTAGGATATTCTACAAATTCAAAAGGTGCTTATTATGATTAAGCCGAGGAGCAAAGGCCGATCCAAAGCCAAAAACGCCAAGAAGCGGGATTACAAGAAGGAATACAGAGAATATCACGGCAAACCCGAACAGATCGAAAAAAGGGATCAGAGAAACAAAGCCCGCCGGATGATGGGGCTTGAGGTGGGGGATATGGAGGACGAATTTGTCAGGGTGTGGCGTAAGCAGTCTAAACGGCTGCAGAGAGCCAACAAGAAGCTTGTAGAGGCTTACGAAGAGATGCTTATTGCGGCTGAAATCTCGCGGGATAAGGTCGATGGTGTCGGGGGGATCGATCCGGACATAAAAAAGGAGCTTCTCGCGGGCCTGGACCAGGTGGCTGAAGGGGCTCTTGAAGGGCTGACCGCGCTGGCTTCGACCCCGAAAGAAGCGGACAAATTCGCACGGCGGCGGGCAATGGTGGATAAGGTGTTGGCGGCGGCAGGTCATCAGTGAGGCTTTGATATGATCGATCCCGAAAAGCTTCGAATAATCCGACGACTCCATCAGATCGAAGTAGAGAGGGCTTCCAACGTTGAGCAAGGCAGCCCGAGGCTGGAGCAAAACGAGCGGGCGCAACTTTTGAGATTTAGGGCGGTCCTGCATTGCTCCGAAGACGAGCTTAAGGCGCTGTTCCGCTCCGAAGAGGCCCTTTCGGATATCCGGAAGGGCTATCCTCGGCTGGAAGGGTGCTGGATCTTCTGAAGCCCTCGTTTATTTTTATTCGGATTGCTTATTTTAATTTCTGGCGGCGTTTCCCTGGCGTGGTGGTGTCCTGGTTCCCTTGTTTTGTCTTATGTAAGACTTGAACTCGTCAAATCCTTACATAAGAATCTTATGTAAGACTCTGTCTTATGTAAGGAAACCCATATATACCATTCCTTACATAAGACAAACCATGGACTCGCTCAAAGACCCCACAACGGGGAGGTTATACAAACAGGAGTCGGTCTTCTGTGGGAAAGAGCGATGCAAGAAATGTGCGAAGGGCGAAGGCCACGGCCCTTATTGGTATGCCTATTGGTGGGAAGGCGGGAAGACCCGGAAAAAGTACATCGGGAAGACCCTTCCGGCGAGCCTTACACAAGACAGCGAAGAGTCTTATGTAAGAGACGAGGACGCGCCCTTACCTAAGACACCCTTACCTAAGACACCCTTACCTAAGACACCCTTACCTAAGACACCCTTACCTAAGACACCCTTACCTAAGACACCCTTACCTAAGACAGAGGAGGGGGAGGTGGTGGC